AGATCTCGGCGTACGGGGTGGAGACGTTCAGCCCGGCGGTCAGGGCGAGGGAGTAGGCGCCGCTGTGCGCCTGCGCCGTCGACGCGGCCAGGGTGCACGCCCCGGCGGTGCCCGGGGCCCACGGTCCGGTGGTGCCGTCTGAGAAGTTCGGGTCGCTGATGAAGTTGCCGCTGTACCCGCCGATGATGTCCGTCGCGGCGGCGCCCAGGGTCCCGGCCCCGGCCAGCGCCGCGGCGGGCTGCTGGGTCGCCCCGGCGCCCAGCGTCCCGGTGCCGGTGAGCGCAGCGGCGGACGGCCAGGTGACCCCGGCGCCCAGGGTCCCGGTGCCGGTGAGCGCAGCGGCGGACGGCCAGGTGACCGCGGCGGTGAGCGCCCCTGCCCCCGTCAGGGTCCCCGCCCCGGCCAGCACGGCGGCCGCCGTCAGCGTGCCGGCGCCGCCCAGGGCCGCAGCGGGGAGCTGGCCGGCGCCGGCGGTCATGGTCCCGGTGCCGGCCAGCGCGGCGGCGGGCTTCTGGACGGCTGCGGCGGTCAGGGCACCCGAACCGGACAGGCCCGCGCCCGGCTGCTGGACGGCGGCGGCGCCCAGCGTCCCGGTGCCGGCGAACGCCGCGGTGGCGGGCGCGACGCCGAGCATCGCGAGCAGGAACGCGTCCGCCACCGAGATGGTGGCGGTGGACGCGTTCAGCCAGAACCCCTCGGCCTGGCTCAGCACGGACTGCGCCGACGATGCCATCTGCGCGGCCGTGACCCCGCCCGGAGAGGTGGTCGACACCCCGGCGGAGATGACGGTGGAGGACCCGCCGGCCGCCGCGCGGACCTGGGCGTAGGTGCTGGCCCAGAAGCTCGCGAACTCCGCGGTGCCCTGGTCGGCCTGAGTCTGGATGTGCACGACGTCAGCGCCGGCTGCGGCGGCGGTCCCGGCGAGGTTCACCCGCACGTACCAGGCGTCCAGGCTTTCGCCGTTGTTCAGCGGGATCACGCTGGTCGGGTCGTTGCCGAGGTCCCGGGCGGGGGTGCAGATGACCTGGAATCCGTGGGCGTGCGCCAAGGTGACGAAGTCGGCCATGTAGGTCCACGGGTCGTCGATCTCGGCCTGCGCGGCGGCGGAGGTGAATCCCGTGGGCGGGTTCGGGGACCAGAGCTCGTTGTCGTACATCAGCCACTGGTAGACCGCGTTGATCGCGACGGGGGTGTAGGTGATCCCGGAGATGGTCTGGGCGATCCCGGTGATGTCGGCGAGGAACTGCCCGTAGGAGATGTATTTCAGGACCGGGGTGGTGGTGTACCCCGACGGCATGGTGCCGGGGGTGGTCTGGCTGGTGGAGATCGCGAAGGACAGCGGGTTGTTGAAGAAAATCCCGGTCGTGACCGGGTCGACGCCGTACAGCGAGGTGATGTAGGTGGTGTTCGACATCCAGAACGTGCCGGGCACCGCGCCCAGCGACCCGGTTCCGGTCAGCGCCGCGCCGGCGAAGGTGACCGCCCAGCCCGTCGCGCCCAGGGTCCCGGTTCCGGTCAGCGCCGCCGTGGCCCGCGTGAGCGCCGCCGTGCCCAGGGTCCCGGTCCCGGCCAGCGCCGCGGTGCCGGGGGGGCGCCCGGCGGCGGTCAGCGTCCCGGTCCCGGCCAGCGCCGCGGCGGGCTGCTGGGTGACCCCGGCGACGGTCAGGGTCCCGGTCCCGGCCAGCGGCTCGGCGGGGAGCTGGGTGACCCCGGCGATGGTCAGGGTCCCGGTCCCGGCGAGCGCGACCGATTCGGCGCCGGCGACACCGGTGACGGCCGACCCGGTGCCCGCCAGGGCTACCGTGGCCCGCGTGAGCGCAGCCGCTGCCAGGGTCCCGGTCCCGGCCAGCGCCGCGGCGGGCTGCTGGGTGACCCCGGCGATGGTCAGCGTCCCGGTCCCGGCCAGCGCCGCGGCGGGTTCCTGGAGGGCCCCGGCGATGGTCAGCGTCCCGGTCCCGGCCAGCGCCGCGGCGGGTTCCTGGAGGGCCCCGGCGACGGTCAGCGTCCCGGTCCCGGCCAGCGGCACGGCGGGCTGCTGAACGAGGCCGCCGGCGGTCAGGGCCCCGATGCCGTACCCGTACACGGACGGGACACCGGGCAGCATCAAGAGCAGGAACTGGTCCGCCATGGTGATGGTCGCGGCGGTGGCGTTAAGCCAGAACCCGCCGGTCTGGGCGAACACGGAGTACGCCGACCACACCATATCCGGTGCCGTGATCCCGACGGGGGTGGTGGTCGACACCCCGGCGGAAACCTGCGCGGAGGTCCCCGCGGCGGCGACCTGCGCGGCGGCGGTGGCGTACAGGTACGCGAATTCGCCGGTGCCCTGGTCGGTCTGGGTCTGGATGTGCACGATGTCAGCGCCGGCGGCGGCGGCGGCCCCCGCGATGTTCGTGCGGAGGAACCAGGCGTCCAGCCCCTCGCCGGCGAGGGGCGGGTTCACGCAGGTCGGGTCGTTGCCGAGGTCCCGGCCAGGCGCGCAGATGACCTGGTACCCGTTCGCGTGCGCGAGGGCGACGAACAACCCCATGTACGTCCACGGGTCGTCGATCTCGGCTTGCGCCACGGCGGAGGTATACGGCGCCGGCGGGTTCGGGTTCCAGTCCTCGTTGTCGTACATCAGCCAGTGGTACAGCGGGCTGATCGCGACGGGGGTGTACGTGATGCCGCTGATGGTCTGGGCGACGCCGGTGATGTCGGCGAGGAACTGCCCGTACGCGACGTATTTCAGGAGCGGGGTGGTGGTGTACCCGCTGGGCAGCGAGCCGGGTGCCGACTGGCTGGTGCCGATCGAGAAGGACAGGGGGGTGTTGAAGTAAACCCCGGTGGTGACCGGGTCGACGCCGTACAGGTCGGTGATGTAGGCGGAGTTCGTCATCCAGAACGTGCCGGGCACGGGGTTCATCACGCCGGTGCCGGACAGGTGCGCGGCGCCGGGCGGGGTCCATTCGCCGTAGCCGTAGAACACGCCGGTTCCGGACAGCGCCGCGGTGGCGGGGGCCGCTGCGACGGCGAGCAGGAACGCGCCGCCGTTCGCCGACGGCATGCTGCCGGCCGCGGTGGCGGTTGTCCCGGCTGCCGGCTGGACGGCGGTGGCGATGAGGACGCCGAGGTTCGCGCCGGTGGTGGTGCTGTTGACCTGGGCTAGGACGGTGGTGTACCCGGCCGGCGGGGTGATCGCGACCGGGGTGCCGGACGGGACCCGGGAGAACCCGAACCAGACCAGCAGGTCACCGGGTCTTGTGGTGACGGGGCCGGCGGCGGGCAGGGTGGTCCCGGTCGCGGCGTTCACCGTACCCGAGCTGACGGGGGCAGGGTCGAACGGGCTGGTACTGAACTGCCCGGTGATGACCGCGGCCGCGACGTTCAGGGTGTGGGTCACCGCGGCGGTCACCGCGAACGTCGCGCCTTCGGTGCCGTCGGTGGTGCGGTAGAGCAGCTGCGCGGAGCCGTTCGCGCCGCCGCTGGTCGCGGTGACCGCAGTGAACCCGGTGCAGGTGAACGTGTCCGAGACCGAGCTGGCGACGCACCACAGCAGCACCAGCGACCCGGCCGGGGTTGAGGTCCCGTTCCACGCGGGGTTGCTCACCGACTGCGCGTTGCCGGCCGTGGACTGGGCGGCGCCGGCGGTGACGACGGTGAAAGCTGACGGTGAGCCCATCACGCCGGTACCGGCCAGCGCCGCCGCGGCGGGCGTGATGTTGGTCGTGGCGGTCAGCGTGCCGGCGCCGGCCAGCGCCGCGCCGGGTTGCTGGGTTCCGGCGGCGGTCAGGGCACCGGTTCCGGTCAGCGCCGCGGCACCTGAAACTGGCACTGGTATCCCCCCTTACCAGCAGGTGATGATCACGAGCCCGTTTCTCCGCCAGAGCCGCCCCGCGGCCTAGCCGCCGCCCCTTCAGCCCCCTTTACCAGGCGGCTCGCCTGACCCTGCTCCCTCCTGCGGCGGGAGCGAGGTCAGGCGATGCCGTCAGCCGGGAGAGCCACGTGGGACCCTCCTACCACGCCGTCCCGTTCAGCGAGATCGAGTTGATCGCGAACTGGAGGGTGTTCAGGTTGTTCACGGTGACCGCGCCTCCGGACAGCGCCCCGTTGAACCATCGCAGCGGGGTGGCGGCGGTGTCCCAGATCTCGATGCCGGCGATCGCTGTCCACGCTCCCGACGCGGTCCACGAGATCGCCACGGACGGGCCGGACACCGTAGCGGCGGTGTTCGCCGCAGCGGACCACGCGGCCATGACCGTTCCGAGCGCCGTGTACCCGGGGCAGTTAGCGGTGGTCGCCTCGGTGCCGTTGGCGGTGTTGGAGCCGTTGGTGGTCATGAGCCGGAGTTTCCACGACGTGGGGTACACCATGGTGGAGGTGGAGGCGGCCGCGTTCATGATGGAGTTCAGGATGGCGGTGACCCTGTTGCTGTCGGTCATCGCCCCGGCGAACGCGACCCGCCACAGCACGTACGCCTTGGCGAGCCGCAGGTAGTTCTTCAACAACGTAATTTCCCCTGTTCCCTTAGTTGGGGCTGCCGTACGCCGGCTGGGCAGCGGCGCCGCCGACCTGGACAGCGCCCGGCCCCGGCATGATCGTGATGGTGATCGTGCGGCACGACGCGTCGTGGGTGCTGCGGGCGTACTCGGCGTGCTCCTCGTGGGTGTGGCCGGCGGTGCAGCAGCTGCCCTCCACCGAACCTGCCGGGTCATCCGCCCCGGAACGGCAGCGGACTTCGCTGTCCGGGTCAGCGTGATTGTCGGTGATCGCGAACGCGCCACACGAGTCGCATTGGACGTGAATGATAGGACTCATCCCCTTTTGTGCTAGTTGAAGTCGATATGTGGGGCTTCTGGCAGTTTTCTCGCGGGCGCCCGGAAAGGCGGCGGCTGCGGTACGGGGACCCGCTCACCGTGAGGCAGATCCGCAGATCAGGTCCCGGGAGATCCGGCGGCTGCTCGCCGCGAAGACACCGTGGAAGGAAATCGCCGGGCGGTGCGGGTGAGCATCCCGAACGCCGGCAGCATCAAGCGGCGCCGCACCTGGGCATGGCTGGAGTTACTCAGAACCGGGCCGGCCCCCGTGACGGCTCATCAGGTCGGCCTTGGTCATGCTCCCGGCTTCGTGCGGGTCGGCGCCCTGGCTGACGGCGTAGGCGACCCAGTCCTGCTTGGGCGCCGAAGACGCAGGCGCCTCGACGGGAGACTCGACCGTGCTGGTCACCGCGGCCGGGCTGCCGGTCCGGGCGGACCGGGGCTCCTCGGTGCCCTTCTCTTCATCGTTGTCCCGGTCTGCGGGAACGTGCTGTCCAGGACCGTGCTCGTGCTCGTGCGCCGGCGCCTTCGGCTCGCCTGCCGGGCTCACGGTGGCCTTCAGCGGCTCTGCGACCTCGGTGGTCTTCTCTTCAGGGCCGGAGTCCGCGGCGGGAACGGTCCACTGCCCGTCCTTGATCTCCGGGCCGCCGCCGTCGGCGCCGCGGACCAGGGCGGCCAGCGGGACGGACTGGTGCGGGTCCGCGCGGGTGATCTCGTCGGCTTCCCACGCGGGGACGTCGAATTCCTCCCCGGCCGCCGGCCAGGACCGCCCGTCGTACCGCGGGCCGCCTGCCTGCTGCATCACCCGGACCCGGACAGTGCCGCTCATCGTGCGCCTCTTTTCTTTGGTGTTATGTGGTTACATCCGGCCAGCGGGCCTAGGCTTCGCCTGTGGGCTTGCTCGGACCCGTGACGATGTGCGCGAACTGCGACTGTCCCGTCCGCCGCTGCCGCAAGACCGGTCCGCGCCTTTGCGCACCCATGCCGCCCGGCCGCGGGCGCGCCACGCTGACCGGCTGGGACCACTGGGGACTCTGGCAGGGCGTCCGCTGCCCCGGACGGCTCACCGGAGCGGAGCCCGGCCGGCAGATCAGCGAGGACGCTTACTGGGCGTGGGTCGATGAACGCCTAGCGGCCCGCGCCAAGCGCTAGAGAAGCGGCGTGTACGCGTCCGCCCACCGCTGCCAGTTGCCCTCGATGGTGTGCTGCCGGGCCAGCTCCCTCGCCTTAGCGCCCATCGACTCGCGGAGCGCCTCATCGCCGGCCAGCTCCCGCAACCTGGCCCGCCACTGCTTCGGAGTCGACACCAGGAACCCCGTCACCCCGTCGACGACGTAACCGCGGTACGCCTCCACATCGGAGGCGATCACCGGGATCCCGAGCGCGCCTAGCTCTTGCGCCTTGATGGCCGAATTGTGGCTGTGTATCCCTGCGGCGGAAAACGCCTCGCCGTCGACCTGGATGTCGACCGGGCATACCATGCAGGGCTCGATGGAGGCGATCTCGTCGGCCCAGCGGATGGGCCGCCGGGCGTTGTTCGGCCGCTGCCGGGACCTGTCCTGGTTCCTGCTACGGCTCCGGTTCACGGTTTCTGCGAGCCTGGTCTGCTTGCGTTCCGAGAGGAAACCGACGTGTGCCGCGAATAGCTCAGCTTCCGCAGACCGCAGCCGGACCGACCAGTAGATGCGGTCCTCGTACTTTGTGCCCTTCGGCCCCCGGCTCTGGCCTAGGCCAGAAGATATCCCAATGCTCCACAGCAACCGCTGGACGTCCCGGGCCAGGTCCTCGCTCTTGGTCGTCAGCGTTACATCAGCCCGTTGACGCGCTGCGGTCCCGTCGGCCTCGAACAGCCCCGCCAGGAACGCGGCCCGTACGGTGAGCGGGCTGCGGAAAATAACATCCGGTACCCGCAGGGTCCGTTCCCACCGCTGGCCGGTTCGCGAGTGCGGCCTGGCGGCGCCGATCCCGCACAGAAAGCGGGATAGATGGGCGCTGGACACGTTAACTGGCCGACGTCGCAGCACCTGGCCTTTCCAGGTGGTCACTCGTTCTGTCGTGGCCCGGAAACCTGCTGATTCCAGGTCGGCGATCAGCGACTTGATCAGGTCACCGTCCTGACCGTCACAAGAGAAGCGGATCGAGGTCTTCCCGGAGAAGCTGCCGTCGCCGGTGAAAAGCCCGAGAATCCGGCCCCAGGTTTCCGTAATGGCGACCGACGGTCCTTCGGGCACGTCCAGGAACGCCATCGGGTTCGCCGCGCCAGCTCGCGTTACCCGCCCGTCGGCAGGCCACGGCGCCCGCCGGTAGGGCAGTTCCGGGCATTCCTCCCGGACTAGCTTCAGGGCATCCCCCACGCTCAGGTCGCGGGACTGCCGCCATTCCCCGGAGCCGTTCATCAGCCGGTGCTCGGGAGTGACCGTGACCTGAAGTCCGCGAACCGTGGTGATACGCAGCCCGGCCCGCTGGAGTTGATGTTCTACCGCCCGCACCTCGCGCCAGCCGTCCAGCCAGACCCTGATGCCCGGCTCGATACTGCCCGCTTCAAGGACACCCTGATCGGTCGAAATTCTCATACCAGAGTCTATGCATTTGCCGGCGTCGAACACCGACCCGGTGAGGGGGCACAGCCCGATGTCGAAGTCGAGTTTGCGGTAGTAGTCCTCCGGGTCTGGTTCCCAGCGGGTGAACCGGGCGGTGAGCAGGTGCAGCGTCGGCCGGAAATCGGTCCCGACGATGTGCAGGTCCCAGTCCGGGCGGGTCCGCATGAACTCCCGGACGGTCTCGGCGATCATCGCGATGTCGAGGGTGTGGGACGCCCCGCCGGTCCACCCGACGACCGGTTTGGTGTTGCGGGGGCGGGGGTGGTCGCACAGCCACCCGGGGACGCAGTTCGGCAGGACCGCGACGTTCGGGTTATGCTCCCGCATCACCTCCGCGAGCGGCTCGGTGGTCACGGTGACCAGGTCGGACGTCGCGGCCAGGTGGGACACGACGTCCTGCACGCCGGGCTGGCCGTACACCCGGTACGCCATGTGGTTCGTCGGGTCGACGTGGAACACGTCGTCGTCGATCTCGTAGACCAGCCGGTGGCGGGCGCGGAGCCGGCGCCAGTGCCCCTGGGCTTCGGCGCGGTCGAGGCGTTCCCCGACGACGAGGCGGTACGGCGCTGATTCCGGCGGCGGGGTCCCCGCCTGCCACCGGGTGTCCCACCCGTTCGCTTTCAGGGTCCGCAGCGGCAGCACGATCCGGTAGAACCCGCAGCCCGACGGCCGCCCGGAATCGTCGGGCTGCGTGTCGTGGATCCCCCACACCGCAGGTGCGCCGCTGGCAGGCACGGTCAGGTCCAGGTATCAGGCATGCGGATGTACCCCTTCGGCGGGCAGGGCAGGGCAGGGCAGGTCGGGTGGTCAGGAGGGGGAGTAGGTGGACCAGGGGGTGTTCCGGTGCTCGCACAGCACCTCGTCGATGCCGGGGATGATCCCGGCGGCGGCGGCGAGCCGCTCCATGAACACCCCGTCGGAATGACCGCAGCCGCCGGGGTCCTCCGGCAGCCACTGCCCGGCGGGCAGCTTGTCGAGCAGCTCCCGCCGGAACATGATCATCGCACCGTCGACCTGGCAGTCGAACTGCCCCATCCGGCGCGGCAGCGGCGAGCGGATCTCCCCCACAGCGCGGGTCCCGCCGTCCCGCTGCAGCACCATCCGGGCCTGCGCGCAGCACACCGCGGCGTCGTCGGGGTGCCCGTCGAGGTACCCGGCCATCACTTCCATGAAGGGAGGCCGGTACAGGTCATCGTCGTAGAAGGTGCACAGGTAAGGCCCGCGGGCCAGGCCCGCCTCGATGGCCCGGTTCGTCGCCCACGCGACGGGGCAGACAGCGGCGGGCAGCCCCGGCCGTTCCCCGGTCGTCACCCAGTTGATCAGCGGGTGGCCGGAGAACTCCGCGTAGATCCCCGCCATGATCTCGGGGATCTTCCCGGTCTCCCCGATCCACTGGCCGGAGTCGATCACGACGGCTTCGAAGTCCCGGCGGGTCTGCGCGAGCACGCTGTTCAGGGTGTCCCGCAGCGTCGGCTTCATGTGGCTGGTTATCAGGCACGAAACCCGCGGGGTCAGCACCTTCACCGGGGGAACTCCCCGGAAGGCCTGCCGTTCACGGCGGGGTGGAATCGCGTTCCGCTCACCGGCGTGTCGCCTCCATCCGATTCGACCGATACGTTCGTGCTGGTAACGGAGATGCGCCGGGCTCGGACCCTCGCTGTACCCGGTTTCCGTACCCAGCTCCGGGCGCGCCGGCGCCAGACGTGAAGCCTGACGCTGCGGATGTACTCACCGCAGGCGACGCAGCGGTACCTGAGCCGCCGTCGCATCAGGCCCACAAGATGAGGGCGAGGACGAGCACCGACAGCAGCACCACAGAGCAGTTCGCGAGACTCAGGACGGGTATTCCTCCCCGTGACCCGCGATCCTTCAAGCTGACCGGGCCGCTTCCAGGTCGTGGGTCATCAGCCGCCGCACCACGTCGGCGAACATCACCTGCGGTTCCCATCCCAGGTCCCGGCGGATCCGGGCGGGGTCACCGCGCAGGCTCCACAGTTCCGACGGGCGGTGCAGCCCGGTGTCGGAGACCACGTGGTCCCGCCAGTCCAGGCCCGCCTCGGCGAACGCCGCCGCGCACAGGTCCGCGACCGAATGGGACTGACCGGTCGCGATCACCCAGTCGCCGGGTTCCGCCGCCGCGACCAGCGGCAGCGCCCGCATGTAATCCGGCGCCCACCCCCAGTCGCGGCGCGGTTCCAGGCGTCCCAGCAGCAGCTTGTCCTGGGTGCCCGCGGCGATCGCCGCGGCCGCCGTGGTGACTTTCCGGGTGACGAACTCCGCGCTGCGGCGCGGCGACTCATGGTTGAACATGATCACCGTGGAAACCCGGAGGCCGTGGGAGGCGCGGTAGGTGACCGCGCAGTGATGCGCGAACGTTTTCGCGACACCGTACGGGCTGACCGGCCGCAGCGGCGTCCGCTCATCCTGGACCGGGGTGTCAGCGCAGCCGAACATCTCCGAGCTTGACGCGTGGACCATCACGATGCCGGGGTCGGTCGCGCGGATCGCCTCGAGCATCCGCAGGACACCCATCCCGGTGGTCTCGGACATCACCGTCGGCTGCTGCCATGACATCCCGACGAACGTCGCGGCGGCCAGGTTGAACACCACGTCCGGGCGGACATCGGCGAGGGCCCGCTGCAGCGACGACTGGTCGAGCAGGTCCCCGTCGACAAGGCGCAGCCCGGGGACCAGCGCCGCGATCCACGCCCGTTTCGGGTTCGCCTGCCCGCGGATCAGCCCCGCGACTTCCCACCCGTCCGCAGACAGCTGCTCAGCCAGATATGAACCATCTTGGCCCGTGACACCAGTTATGAGCGCTCTCACCAAAGGAACCTCCGATGCGGTGGAGGGGAGTCAGACGATCACCGGGAGCGCCCCGGGGACCAGGAACCGGCCGCCGCCGTCGAGGAACTTCTTCTCCCGGCGGATCACCCCGGGCAGGTAGTTCCAGGCGGTCAGCAGGAACACGTCCGGCGCCGGGCGGGCGCCGGGCGCGGTGACCGGGATGTGGCTGCCGGGCGTGTACCGGCCGCACTTGGCGGGGGTGGTGTCCTCGATCCAGCCGACCCGGTCCGGTCCGATCCCGCAGTAGTTGAGCAGCGTCGCGGATTTCGCTGACGCCGCGAACCCGGCGACGGTCCGGCCGGCGGCGAGTTCGCCGTCGAGGAGCTCGAGGAGCCGGGTGCGGCTGTAGGCGACCCGGCCGGCGAACTCGGCGTAGGTTCCGGGGCGCCGCAGCCAGTTCTCGCCGGGTGCCTGGCCGGTGTCACCGCCGGTGTCCTTGCGGAGCACGACCCGCAGGCTGCCGCCTTGCGCGGGGGTCCGTTCCCAGCTGGTGACGGCCAGCCCGGCGCGGCGCGCGAGGGCGGTGAAGGACCGCAGGGAGTAGAAGAACCGGTGCTCGTGGTAGATGTGGTCGTACTGCCCGCCGGCGATCAGGTCCCCGAGGTACTGGAATTCGGTGACGGCGCGGCCGCCGGGGTCGAGCAGGTCAGCGATCCCGGACAGGAAATCGGCGGGGTCGGCGACGTGCGCGGCGACGTTGCACGCGATGATCAGCCCGGCGGGGCCGTGCAGTTCGGCGAGTTCCGCGGCGAGTTCGCGGGTGAACGGCTCGGTGATCACCGGGACGTGGACGGCGGCCTGCTTGACCGGGCCGGCCGGGTCGATGCCGAGGACCGGGCAGCCCGCGTCGGCGAAGTGCCGCAGCAGGGTGCCGTCGTTGCAGGCGATCTCGACGGTCAGCTGCCGGGCGCCGGGGAACCGGTCCAGCGCCCATTCCGCCCACCCCTTGAAGTACGCGGCGGAGGACGGCGACGCGCCGGTGCTGAACCCGTAGTCGGCGCCGTACAGGTCCTCATCGGGGACCACGTCGCGGAGCTGCACCAGCCAGCAGCTGCCGCAGACCGCGACATGCAGGGGGTACCACTGTTCGGGGGCGTCGGGTGCGGCGGGGAACCTGTCGGCGAGCGGCGACGACCCGAGGTCCAGGAAGTCCTCGAGCTCGCCGCCGCACCCTGCGCAGGTGACGCGTCTCACCAAGCCGGGCCTAGTGCCCGGCGATCTGCGTGAACGGCGGGGAGTCTTCCCACGTGCCGGTCACCGTGCCGGCCGCGTTGCACGGACCGGAATCGGGCAGCGTCGCCCACGGCGCGGTCGCCGTGGTAGCCGCGCTGTACGGCTGGCCGGGGACCGCCGGGGGCGACACGATGGCCGGGTCAGAATTCGGCTGGGGCATATCAGGGGACATCCTTCCAGAAACCGGCGGCGCCGGACGGCTTACCCGCCCAGGCACCGAAACCGCCGGGCTCCGGGGGCGGCTCAGCCGACCCCGGCGCGTGGGACAGGGGAATCGTGGTGCCGCTCACCTGCGGCATCGGCAGCACCGGGCCGTCAGCGGGCGGCGGCATCGGGGTGACCGGCACCGAACCCGGCGCGGTCATCGCCGCCTGCCCCTGCCCGTGGTCAACCAGCCCGCCGCCCTCCTGAGAAGTCGGGGCGAGCGCCATCGGGAAACGGCCCGTCAGATCCTGCATGGAGGGTTCCTCCCGGTCAGCCGCGCTGCCCGTTGACGTTCCCGCCGACCCGGACCGTTCCGGCGCCGGTCGTGAACCGCCCCGACCCCGGCTGCGGCATGTTCCCCGCGATCCCCGGGAGGAAGAACTGGTCCGCGCCGCCGTACGACTGCCCGTTCGCCTGGGTCCAGTCCGACGTCCCGGACACCGGCGCGGTGTACGTCTGGGTGTCCTGCCCTTCCTGCTCGTCGCGGGACGGCTTGTACCCTTGCGTGAACGGGGAGAACGTCACCGAGTCCGGGCCGTTGTGCTGGGACTGCGGGGGGATCCCCGCCGTGCCCGGCGCGCCGGTCCCGCCGAGCGGCGTCCCCACGATCGGCATCGAGGCAGGGTACTGGCCGGGCTGCTCGGTGTGCCCGTCGTCGAGTCCCGACTCCGGTGCCGTGCTGCCGCCCGCGCCGGTCGACTCGTCCTGCGCGGGGAGCCCCATCAAGGTGAACGCGTCCGTCGCGGGCCACTGACCCGGCTGGATGGTCGATTCGCTGTCGTAGGCTGCCACGGCAGCCTCCTTCCGGTTGATACCTTCATCTTCGCCCTGAACAGGGCCGGGGCTTCCCGGGCCACGCCGGGGACTCCGCCTGGGAGTTAAGTGACGGCCATCCACGCCAGCTCGGCGGTCCCCTCAGCGACCACGCCGAACAGCGTGGCGGGGTCCTCGGGGACACCGAGCTGCTGGCTGGTCGCCGGCGGCGGCGGCGGCAGGGTCACCCACCCGTCGTCCGCGACCAGCGGCCCCCCGCCGCCCTCACCGCTGACAGCGACCCTGGACCCGCCGAGGTACACCGTCCCCGCGCCGATCACCCGCACCAGCAGCCCCGAACGGGGGACCCCGGTGATTGGTGTCGCGCCGGTCCCCACGCTCACCCGGCCGTTAATCCACATCAGGCACTCCCCGGTTACGTCACCGGCGCGCGGTCCGGGTGCAGGCCCGGCTGCTCGGACTGCCTGCCTTCCCTCCCGTCCGGGGGGAAGGCGGGCTGGTTTCCCGGATTACCGGTTTCCCGGCGCGGCGGGGATCCCCCCGGGTTGCCCCGGGAGGACGCCAGCCACGTAACCGTTAGTCCGATTTGCCCCAATTTAGGCGGCGTTGCCCTGATATGTCTTGATCGCGCCGCCCGCGGTATCCACGAGGGTGCCATCGCCCCTGATCAGAGCCCTGAAGGCCACCAAATCGGATCCGAAGAGGTAGTCGTCGGAACGCTCGAACCTGACCGGGCCGACGATGCGGACGAAGAACTGGGAGAAGTCCCCGAACGCGACGGACTTCGCGCCGGTCGCGACGGCGGGCATGAACGGGTCCGCGACGAGGGGCTTGCCGAGGAGCATGTCGGGGGACCCGAGGACCATGGAGGGTTCCCAGATCGGCCGGCCGTTCTTGTCGGTGAGCAGCCGGAACGACCCGATCGTCTGGTCCGCCGCCATCCAGTAGCACGACCTGGACTGACGGTACGGAGCGATCACGGAGTACTCGAGGTTGACAAGGTCCGCATACTGCGCGGCACCGCCGACCCCGGTGGTGGACCCGGTGACCCCGACGGTGGTCAGGCCCCCGCCGATCAGGCCGGTGGGCTGCCCGGTCCCGGTCCCGGTGATCAGGTCGGACCCGAACTTGTTCCCGAGGGCCCGGCCGGCCTGCATCGCGAGGTACCCGATCAGGTCGACACCACTGTCGTCCAGAAGTTCCCGGGCGACCTGGAGCAGGATCCCGTACTTGTATGCGGAGAGAGTTGCCAGGCCGAAGGCAGGATCCGAAGTCGGGAGCGCACCGGCCTGCGCGGCGGACGCCGCAGTCGAATGTGCTGTCGTCTTCGGGATCTGGAGCGTTTCCCCGCCCGCGGTGTTCAGCACGGTCGGGCCGGCCTGGAGAATCCCCGACACCTGGATCAAGTGGCTGATCAGCTGGTCGTAGAAGTCAATCGGAATGATGTTCGCAGCGCCGGTCCCCTGCGCGGACGGTGCGAACCCGGGGCCGGTCAGGGTCCGGTACTGGACCGGGCCGTAGTTCCACTGGATCCCGGAGGTCTCCGGCCGGGCGATCTCCATCACCTTCGGCGCGCCGGCGTCACCGCGCAGGAACGCGCGGATCTCCTCGTTCAGCTGCTTGATCTGCGGCTTGTTCTGGCGGCCTTCGGCTTCCTTGTCCTTGGTGTGGAGCCGGTTGAACGCCTGATCGGCTTCCTGCTGCCGCACCTCCGCGTCGAGAGCCGCCTTGATCCGCTTGTCCAAGGTGTCCATCTCTTCGTTGAGAACTTCCCACCGGCCCTGCTCTTCGGCGGTGAAAGCACGGTTGTTCTCAGCTGCGGTGTCGGCGGTGGCTTTGCACTCTTCCCACACCTGCAGACGACGGTCACGCAAGCGCTTGGTCACTTCACTGGGCATCTGCAACCTCCTGGCTGTTGCCCGGGTTCCGATAGGAATCCGGCGGGCTCCAGCCGGGAGCCGGCGGGCTTCGCCGGCCAGGGGTTGCGGCCTTCCCGGTCGGTGCGGCCTGCACCGTCCGGGGGCTGTGCGAGAAACCCAGAAGGTTCCTCACGCACCTTCATCATACGGGTCTTGCTTGCGGACCAGTAGCATCGCCGCAGCCTGCGGACCGAACAGCGTCCGCGGCGCGGGCCGGGTGACGCCGAGGGTCTTGTCCCGGGCGGTCTTCTGGTCGGTGCGGGTGAACAGGCGCCGCAGCTCGTCGTCCTCGGCGAGCTTGCGGATCTCATCGACCGAGGCCTGCGCCCAGTTCGCCAGCGACCGCAGCGCGGCGTTGGTCGCGCGGACCGCGGCGGTCGCGTCGGGATACCCCGGCGACAGGACCGGCGCGACGTCGACCAGCTCGATGTTATGCAAGGTACGCCTGGGGAAATTCTGTTCGGTGACGTCCCACTCGTCCCCGCCGGGCTGGACCCGGAACGCGAACGAGGAATGCCGGATGTCGCCGCGCTGCACCAGCTCGGTGATATCGGTGCGGGACGGCGGCGGGAGCACCGCGTAGTCCAGCCCGATCTGGTCGGTGTTGAGCCGCAGCGTGTTCGCCTGCGTCGTGCCCAGCACCATGTTCGAGTCATGGTTGTACCGGCACACGACACCCGCGCCGAGCGCGTCCCGCCAGCCCGAGGTCCGCATCTCGTCGAACGCGTACGGCGCGACCCGCTCGACGAACCCGCCGAGGTTCCGCGACATCCGCGGCATGAACACCGACGCGTACCCGCCGATCCACGCGGCTTCGCCGTCCTTGCGGATTTCCAGCGCCCGGTCGAAGTTCCGGTACACCGAGCTCACCCGCAGCTCGCGGGATTCCTCGTCGCCGGGAATGGAATGCTCCCCGACGTGGATGTTGAACTTCTTCGCCGCCGCCATGATCTTCGGCATGGCCTTGTCCCCGTGCGGGGACTGCGGGGCCCTGGCCAGGGCATTCCTGACATGTGCGGCGTCCATGATGGGGAAATGCCGCAGCGACCGGGGTACCGTCCGGCCTCCGCTGTCCTTGGTGCCGCCAGGCTCGATCCACGCGAACGCACTGTCCGGGAGCTCGTTGGCCTCAGTGGTGGAGATGACTGCCACTGCCGCTGTCCTTTCCGTTCATGGCGGCCAGGGGTGGCTCCGCCGTGTTGCCGATGTCGATGCTCCGTGCGTGCAGGAGCGCGAGGGCCGCCGGGCCGAACAGGGGACGCGGCTTATCCCCAGCCCGGCTGCTGCTGCCGTTGACGCCACCACCGGCGGTAGTGGCGAGCTCGTTTTCAGGGGGCAGGTCCGCGGTCAGCTCGTTCAGCTGCCCGCGGGTCGTGCCGGCCTTGAGGGCGTTACTGACCCGGGTGTCCTGCTCGTCGGGGTCCAGGCACCCGGCGGCGCACGCCGCGCGGATGTGGCGGGCGGCGCGGTCCCGGTCCGAGCCGGTCGCCCGGACTTCTTTCTGCCCGTCGGGGAACATCCGCGCCAGGGTGACCTGATGCCCCAGGTAGGACTCCGGGCTCATCGGGATCGGCGGGACCCCCGGCACCGGCGCGGAGGTGAGGCCTTCCTTCTGGAGTTTCTCCAGGAGCTGCGCGGCGATCTCGGTTTCCAGGACCAGCTGCCCGATCATCGACTTCGGGATCGCCCGCGCCGACGCCGCCATCCGCTCCGCGATCGACAGCGGGATGGTCTCCGCGCCGACCCCGTCCGGCAGCGGCGGCAGGTCGTCGTACGCGCGGAGCTCATCCGCGGTCCGGGTGCCCATGTTCCGCTGGATCTCCCAGATCTCGTTGCGGGTCTTCAAGTCGGTTTTCAGCAGCGAGTCGGTGTCGAACTTGGCGTACTGCGGGCCGGGCAGCAGCTGGGTGAACAGGTCCTCCAGCCGCATCAGCCACGGCCGCAGCGTGTCCGTGATCAGGCTGATGGTCTCCTGGACCACGGTCGAGTACGTGAGAGAAGACCCGCGGGTACCGCCGACCTTCTCCGCCGGCAGCCCGTAGATCGCCGCGACCTGCGTCGCGTTCAGCTGCATCGCCTGCACGAACACCGCCTCGTTCGGCGGCACGTTGATCGCGGTGTACTCCCAGTCCTTCCCGATCACCAGCGGCTGCCGGGCGCGCAGCACGTCGGTGAGCATCCGCCGGATCTCCCGCGACTGCTCAGCGTCGACTTCCTCGGTCTGGTTCTTGAACACCCCCGGCGGGAACCCGCCGTTCCGGAACCACTCAGCGGAGTAATCCAGCGCCGACAGGCCCTGCGCGTACAGCGTCGCGAACGCGCGCATCGGGGAGATCCCCTCGAGCTTCCCCGCGACCGGGAACGCCCGCACGTGGACCAGGTTGTCCCGGTTCATGATCGCGCCGTTGTAGTACACCCGGGCGCGCATCGGGTTCTCCGGCTGCTGCTCGTCGTCCTGCACCGACACCCGGTCCGGCGGCAGCCACTCCACCGACGTGGGGTAACCCAGGCCGTTCGGGGCGGTCAAACCGGACCGGGACGTGATCAGCCCCCACGCGTTGCCCCACAGCAGCGCCGAGGACATGCACGTGAACTTCCAGTCGTACGCGGTGCCCGCCACCCCCGGCTGGGTCAGGAACGGGGAATACGGCACCTTGACCGGCTCGCCGTTCCGCCCCGTGCGGTACACCAGGATCGGCAGCGACGCCACCGCGTCAGCGATGTACCGCACCGCGGAGTACACCGCCGCCAGGCCCAGGACCCGCTCAGCGCCCTGCACCTGCTGCGACGGGTGAGCCGGCCCCCCCAGGTTAAAAATTTCCAGTAAGGGTTTGCCCAAGGCATCCAGGGCACCCCTCCGAGCGTCCTGACCTCAGCGTTTATCCGACCTACTAGATTCATACGGCAATCACCTCCCCGCAGCTTGAGACCGGTGCCGACTACCGCGCCGTCGGCGCCACCCTGACCGTCTTCGCGTTCCTGGACACCAACCCCGTTGAGGTCCTGGCGGACATCACAGGTGTCCCCGAGGACACCGCCCGGGCGATCCTGGCCGCAGCGGCTAACGCCGGCGAAACATCCGCGGCGAGGGCCAGTTCAGGCTGATCTTCCGGCGCGGCGGGGGGGAGAGCGTCGATGTCGGGGGGCCAGCCGGGAAGCAGGTTCCGGATCCGCGGCTGGCCGAGCCCGATCCAGATTTCCGCGTCGAACCGGGACCCTTTCCACAGCGGCTCCGGCAGGTCCGCGAGGTAGGCGGCTGAGGCGACCCAGAAGTTCCCGGAGAAGTGCGGGGCGGGAACGCCGGGGTACTGGCCGGGGGTGACCCAGTAAGGACCGATCACGTCGTAGTCGCCGGCGGTGAGCTCATCCAGGCAGCGGGGCCAGTCGGACAGCAGCGCCTCGGTCATCTGCCGGCGCCACCGGTGGTTCAGCGGGATCCGGTTGTAGGTGCCCTTGGCGTGCATGTACAGGACGGCGGCGGGGCCGTCCTGTTCGCGGGCCCATTCGCGGAGGTGCCACAGGGTCTGTTCTTCGTATCCCCGGTTGGCCTGGAGGAACTCGGTGACGGTGACCTGCCCGCGGCACCAGCCGCGCCACCAGCCGCGCGCTTCGGCGCGGGTTTCGGAGTCGCCGATCAGCCCGACGGTGACGGGGTAGGGCCACCCGGCGGCGGCGAGCGCCGCGCAGTGCTCGGCGGCGACGTCTTCCCACGCCCGGTCGGTGCACAGGTGGTAGAAATGCCGGACTGCGAGGGTCACCGCGGGTGGACCCGGCCGGCCGGGCGGGGTTGCTCCGCCTGGCCCGGCCGGCCAGGAATCCCGCGGGCCCGGGCTGCGCCGGGCGGCATCAGGTGACCCGGGACAGCTCAGCGCGGAGCCGGATGTTCTCGGCGAGGACGTCTTCGACGGACGGCTGGTCCAGCGGGATCCCGCGGGCCTGCCGCCAGCCCATCCGGGTCGCGGCGAAACACCACGCGGCGGACAGCCACAGCACCGCGAAGACCTTCGCGATGACCCACCCGACGGTGAACAGCAGCCCGCCGATCACCGACAGGGCCGCCTGCCCCGGTTTGGCCTGGCGGGCCTGGGCGGTGATCGCGGCGATGGTGTCGGGGTCCAGCCGGGTGCGGTGCGGCGCGGTGCGCTCAGCGGCGATCGTCAACGTCGTGTCTGCTTCCTGTCCGTGCTGCCCTCCGGGTCAGCGTCGTTCTTCGGGTGCCCGCGCTTCGGCGGGGGCGGGCCCGCCGCGTCCCGCGGCCGCCGCGGCGATCCACCCGCCGCGGACCTGCGGGGTCAGGTCCTGCCAGGCGGGCATCGGCAGGCCCTGCTCGTTCTGCCATCCGGTTTTGGCGGCGAACGCGAGGTAGGCGCGTTCGGCGTCGGTCTCGGCGCTCACCAGTCGTCCCGGGTGACCGGCGCGATCCCGCGGGCGGCTTTCCCGAGCCGGACCTGCCGGGCGGGCGGGGTCGCGGCGGGCATGTCGAGCAGCGCGATGGGGACCCGGCGGGGCGGGTCGGTGTGGCGGGCGCCGGGCTGCCGGGCCCACCCGTCAGGGTTCGCCAGGGTCGCCCTCCGGGGCGTACCCGCCGCCGGGGTTTTCGGGGGTGTCGTCGCTGACACCGCCGATCGACTTGAGAACGTCATACGGCCTCCCGTATTTGCCTGCTCCCCACGCGGCGAGCGTCGCCGCGCACAGCGGGGAGATGTCCACCGTGGTGGCCTTGCGGGTCCAGGAGTACAGCCCGTCGCCGATTTCCCGCCGCGCGCCGCCGGCGACGGCCTTGCGGAGGTCGGGCTGCCCGAGGTGCGCGAGGGAGCCTTTCGCGGTGCCGGCGTAGAACTGGGCGAACGCCTGCGCGACTTCCCCGGTCGCCGGGGTGATCACGTCGATCCCGGCTTCTTCCAGCGCGGTCATCAGCACCGCGGCGGGGGACTGCCGGTCCACGATGACCGCGGCGACCCGGTGCCGGGATTTCAGTTCTTTCAGCCGGGGGACCATCCAGTCGGTGCCGGCCCGGTGGTCCTGCCGCCCGCCGGTGTCCTGCCCGATCTCGACGAGGGTCCGGCGGATCTTCCCGGCGGGTGAGGGGACGTCGATGATCCCGGCGATCGCCAGGGCGCCGGTCGACTGGTCGGGGGTGACGTCCGCGGCGACCGCGATCCGGGACGGCACGGGCGGGGCTTCTATCAGGCAGTCGTCCCACACCTGCTCGGGGATCACCGCCCACCCGAGCTCGTCGGGGGGCCAGTCACCGACCCCGAGACGTTCCCGGGCGAACTCCCTCGCCGGCATGCCTTCCATTTCCCGCTGGACATGCTCCAGCGAGATCCGGGTGCCGAGCGCGGGGTTCGCTTTCGCCCACGACGCGGGGTCGGCGGGGTTGTCGTGCCGGGTGCAGGTCATCAGGTCGCACATGTCGTTGTGCGGGTCGATCGACCATTCCAGCCAGACCAGCGCGGATGACGTGCCGGCCAGGCCCCGTTTGCGGACCGCGTCGAGCTGGGTGGAGTCCTGCATCCCCGCCGAGGCTGTATACCAGACCTGCGGGTTCGGGACGGCGCTCAAAGTCGGCAGCGACGCTCCGACCTGCTCCGCCGACAGGATCATCGCCTCGTCGTAGAACAACGCGTCGCAGGTGAACGCGCGCCCGGACCCGCGGGACCGGGCGATGAACCGCAACCTGGGCGCGACCGACTTGCGGACCTGCCGTCCCTGGCTCCCGAA